CGCGCAGCCGCCACCGGTTGCATTCTCGCCGCTGACGCGCGAACAGTACCTGCAGCGTGTCATCGACTCCGCCGTCGCGTCCTGGCGCGATCGGTTCGCGGACGAGATCGACGCCGTGCTCGCGGGGCCGGAAGTGGCTGCGCTCGCGACTGCTGCTGCTGCGGTTCGGGCGAAGGCTGGCGCGAAGTCCGCCGACTGATCCGCATTCACGCAAACGATGCCCGCTTCGGCGGGCTTTTTGTTTTTCTGGGGTGAGCACATGACAGTCGTCGTTGAAACCGGGGCCGTGACTGCCGGCGCGAACTCCTACGCGTCGGTCGCCGAGGCCACCACCTATCTGACCGCCCGGGCGCGCGAGGCCGCATGGACCGCGTACACCACGGCGCAGAAAGAGGGCTATCTGATCGAGGCGACCGCCTACCTGGACGCCCACGTCGAGTGGCGCGGGGTGCAGATCTCGACCGCCCAGGCGCTGGGCTGGCCGCGCGGTGGTGTGGTCAATCGATACGGCGTTGCCGTGAGTTCGACGGCGGTGCCCGATGCGGTCAAGGCCGCCGTGATCGAGATCGCCGCCCAGGGTGCGCCGGCTGTGACTGCCTCGCGGCTCAAAGAGTCCGTGACCGTTGGCCCCGTCTCGACCACCTATGCGCCGGGCACGGACCCCGCGCAGGGGATCGCGAAGCACAAGTACGCACTGCGCCTGCTGGCCGGCCTGGTGCGTGGTGACGCGGTGGGCAACTCGATCGAGCTGGTGCGGGCGTGACCTTCGACTATGCCGACCTCGCGGCCACCGCCGTCGAGCTGCTGGCCGACTTCGGGATGGCGATGACGCTCGCCCGACCGACCGACATCCCGGCGACCTACGACACCGCCACGGGTGTCGCCACGCCAGTCGGTCCGGACACCTACACCGTGACCGGAATCAAGCTCGACTACAGCGTGCGCGAGATCGACCGCGAGAACGTCCAGGCGGGCGACCAGCGCGTCTATCTGAGCACCGATGGCGCAGTGCCCCCGAAGCCGGGCGACACGCTCACGATCGGCGCTGACGTGTTTCGGGTCATGCGCGCTGGCAACCTGTCTCCGGCTGGGGTCGATCTGCTCTACGACGTGCAGGTGCGCCGATGAGCTTCGCGGCCGAACTGCAGAAAGCCTGCGACCGCGCCAAGGACCGGGCCGTCGAGACCGTGCGGCTGACCGCGCTGGGTGTGCATGCGGGCATGGCCCGGCGCGCACCGGTGGACACGGGCCGCCTGAAGTCGAATTTTCAAGTTGGCATCGGCTCGCTCAACACCAAGACCGACTCGCCAGCAGGCTCAGACCCGGCGCCGGCCGCCGCGGCCGCGCTGGCAACCTGGCGCCCCGGGCAAACCATCTGGGTGACGAACTCACTGCCCTATGCGCGCGTCGCTGAATTTGGCCTGTACGGCAAGCCGCCCGGCTCGGCCAATGGCCCGAAGACCGTCGGCGGCTATTCGTCGCAGGCTGTTGGCGGGTTCGTGCGCCTGACCGCGCAGGACTTCGCCCAGTCGTTCCGGCGCGCTGCGCGGGCGGCCAAGAAATGACCATCGCTGCGATCCAGGCGGCGCTTGAATCGCGCCTGTACGGCATCTCGCCCGCCATCAGCACGGCATGGCAGAACGTCGCCTTCGAGCCCACGATCGGCACGCCGTGGCAATCCGTCGCGCTGCTCATCAACGACCCGGTGGACTACGCCGTCACGTCCGACGTGGTCGAGCAGCGCGGCATCCTGCAGGTCACGTTGCACTACCCGGCAGGCGTTGGCACAGCGACCGCGCTGGCCCGTGCCAATGCAGTCGCAGCGCGCTTTGCGCCCGTGCAGACACTGACCTCTGGCGCCACCAACGTCGAGATCCTGAGCACCGCCCACATCGCCGCCGGCTTCGCGCTGGATGGCTGGTGGGTGATCCCCGTCTCGATCCCGTGGCGGTCGTTCTCCTGACTTTCTAGCTCTACCTCCCGCCCCTTCAGGGGCAACCCGAACCCGCCATCGAGCGGGTTTTTTCGTTTCTGAAAGGGGCCATCATGGCTGCTGTTCCGACCGGTACTCTGTTTTCTGTCGCCACCACCTTCGGGTCGAACATCACGGTGACCGCCGTGACGAACGCCAATCCCGCCGTCTGCACGGCCACCGCGCACGGCCTCTCGAACGGCGACGTGATCGAGGTCACCAGCGGCTGGGGGCGCCTGAACAAGCGCGTCTTCCGGGTCGCCAACGTCGCCACCAACACCTTCGAACTCGAAGGCATGGACACCTCGTCCACCTCGTTCTTCCCGGCCGGCACGGGCACTGGCACCGTGCGCGAGGTCACTGCCTGGACGCAGTTGACCAAGGTCATGAACCCGGCGACCCAGGGCGGCGAGCCGAAGACCGTGGTCTACAAGTTCGTCGAGTCCGATGTCGAGTACTCGATCAACGACGGCTTCACTGCCACGTCGTATACGCTCGAATTCGACGACGACGACACGACCGCCGGCTATACCGCCATGCGCACCCTGACCGATGCGCAGACGAACACGGTCATGAAGATGCTCATGCGCTCGGGCGCGATTCTGTACCTGCCCTGCACGCTCGCCATGAACGACGTGCCGCGCCTGCAGGACGGGCAGATCAACCGCATCAGCGCCAGCTTCGCCGGGGTCAACCGGCATACCCGTTACTCCGCGTAACCGGGTGGGCGCCGGGCAACTGGCGCCCTTTCTTTCCACCCGCGGGTAGCTCCCGAGCACGGGTCTTTTTCCAAATCCAACGAGATCACAAATGGCCAAGCTCAATTTCACCACCGCGCCGACTTTCGCCATGAAGGTCGCCATCCCCGTGCCCGGCAAGAAGCCGGCCGATGTCGAGTTCACCTTCAAGGGCCGCAACCGCGACGAATTCCAGGCATACCTGGACGCCGCTGCTGGCAAAGAGGACATCGACGCCCTGATGGACACCATCATCGGCTGGGATCTGGAAAACGAATTCAGCCGCGAAGAGGTCGAGCGGATGATCCTGTTCTATCCCGCCAGCCCGCGCGCCATCATCCAGCGCTACATCAGCGAACTGTCGGGCGTGCGACTGGGAAACTGAAGGCCGCAGCCGCGGCGATCTACACCCCGATGCCCACGGCGGACGAGATGGCCGCTGCGGGCTTTGCGCCCGAGGACTTCGAGGCCGACATCGTCGAGGTCTGGCCCGAGCACTGGGACGCCGTGCGCTTCTTTCTGCGGCTGCCGACCCAGTGGCGCTACGGCATGAGCGGGCGCACCGGCCTGGACTACACCGCCGTGATGTCGCTGCTGGCCACGATGCGCCTGCCGCCAGACAAAGCCGACGAGATCCTCGAGTCCGTCCAGGTCATGGAAATGGCCGCGCTTGAGGCGATGAACAAGAAATGACCAACCCCCACACGGAGCACACCAGTGGCCGATGAGATCGTCAGCGTAGGGATCAAGATCGAGACGACGGGCGCCGACAAGGCGTCGTCGCAGCTCGACGCGCTCGCGACCAAGGGGGCAAAGGTCGAGGCATCGACAGGCAAGATCGAGGCCAGCGCGCTCAAGGCTGGCAAATCCCTGGAGTCGATGGGCGGCAGCGCCAACAGCGCAGCGGCATCGTCCGAGCGTCTCGCGCAGGCCGGCCAGAAACTGGGAACCGCGTTTGCCGCGGCATCGGCGGCGCTGGGCATCGGTCAACTGATCCAGACCTCTGACGCTTATACCAAGCTCACGGCACAGCTGCGCCTGGCGACCACCGGGCAGACCGAGTACGCGAACGCCTATGCTCAGGTGAGCCGGATCGCGACGACCGCACAGTCCGACCTGGCCGGCACGGCGGTGCTCTATGCGCGGATCACCAGCGCGACCCGAGAGCTCGGCGTGGCGCAGTCCCAGGTGGCCGCGATCACCGAGACAGTCAGCCTCGCGCTGAAAGTTTCTGGCGCTGGCGCTGCCGAATCCGCGTCCGCGATGCTGCAACTTTCCCAGGCGTTCGCGTCCGGGGTGCTGCGCGGCGAAGAGTTCAACGCCGTCAACGAGGCGGCGCCGCGCATGATGAAAGCGCTGGCCGACGGGATCGGCGTGTCTGTCGGGGCCCTGCGTGGCATGGCAGAACAGGGGAAACTGACCAGCGATGTGCTGGCAACGGCGCTGCCCAAGGCGCTGGAAGGTCTGCGCGGCGAGGCCAAAGAGGTCGAGAATATCGCGGGGGCGTTCACGCTCCTGAAAAACAGCTTCACCGAATTTGTGGGGCAGCAGTCTCAGGCCAGCGGCGCGGCGTCTTTGCTCGCGCAGGGCATTGGTTTGGTGGCGAAGAATCTCGACCTGGTAGCCGCTGCTGCGATCGGGTACGCGGGCGCCAAGGTGGCGAATTTGCTGCTCCAGACCGGCGCGGCTGCGGCCAGTTCGACCGCTGCCCTGCTTCAACAGGCGGCGGCGCAGAATGCGGCCAAGGCAGCGGCGGTCCAGGCAGCGCAAGCGCAGACCGCCACCGCGGCGGCGAACATCGCGACGGCGAACGCAACGCAGGTGGCCATATTGTCGGCCCGGGCGGACGCGGTTGCACAACTGGAGCGCGCCAACGCCACGCTGGCGGCTTCGCGGGCCTCGATTGCTGCCGCTACCGCGGCCGGGGCACAGAGCGCCGCATTGGTCGTTCTGCGGGGGGCGTCAGTTGCGGCGGCAGAGGCCGATACCGCACGGGCGGCGGCCATGTCCGCGCTCGCCGTCCTGGGGCGCCAGCAGGCGTCCGTAACCACGCAGCTTGCGGCGGCCAATACGGCCCTGGTGGCCTCGCAGACCGCAACGGCGGCGGCAGCGGCAGGGGCGGCAGGGGCGGCAACGCTGGCATCGCGTGCGCTGACCTTGCTGGGCGGCCCTATCGGGCTAATCACGACGTTGCTCGGGGTGGGCGTTACGGCGTGGTTCGCTTGGGGCGCTGCCGCGAAAAGCGGCGAGCAGTCAGCTGCCGGCGCGATGGAGAAGTCGACTGGCGAGATCATCAGCGCGCTCGATTCGCAGATCGCCAAACTA